CAAACTTTTCATGTACTGATATAATTTCTAAGTCAGTCGTCTCAGTCATAGTCAAGATATTGTCTATCTTGACTATGAACATATCTTCTTTTGTTGTTTTCATCCATGGTTCTACCTTGTAGGCAAACCCATATCTAGTTTTTACTTCTGTAATAATTATTGGATCTGAAAGTAATAAATTTAGTTCTTCTTGTTCTTCGCAAGGAATTACCTTAGCAAATATCTCTTCTCCATTAATAAATTTTATACTAGCATAAAAGTCTTCTTCCATCATTTACTTAAATTTACTGGTATTATTTCGTAGTTAAATTCTTCTTCGTTATATGTTTTTATTCTTTCCATAAAATGATTTAAGGTATAATTTTTTCTATTTTTGTAAGTGCAATCGTCAGAAATGTCATATAAAACTGCCTTATCTTTGTTACTTCCTTTTCTTAATACTCGTCCAATACTCTGTAAGTTTCTTATCCTTGATTTACTTGGAGATGCAAATATTACATTATGTAAATTTTTTATTGATATTCCAGTACTGAATACACCATAACTAGCAACTATGATTGCATTAGATTCTCTTTCAGTTATTTCCCTGATTGCTTCTCTTTCTTCGACATTAACTCCACCATGAACAAAAAAGACTTTTCTATCTTTTTCGCTATCATTATTTATTAAGTCGTATAATAACTGACCATGAGTTTCTACCCTAGCAAATAATACTAGAGTGTTTCCTTTGAGATCTAGAGCTAAATTCTTAATAAATTTATTTCTTTTTTCATTTGATATTAGAAATTGTATTTCATCTTCATATTGTTCAAATTGTTGTGGAGAGTGTTTCAATATCAAACAGTGTATATCTAGTTGAGATGCTCTTCCCTTTTCAATCATCTCTTTGGTATTGATTGTTTTATATGTTGGACCAAATAAACCAGAAATGACCCATTCATGAGTTTGGGAATCTTTCCCCCCATTTGACAATGTTCCAGTAAATCCAAATCTAAATTTGGCATGATGACACTTTTTCATAATATCAATCAATGATTTAGACTTTGCCTGATGAGCTTCATCTACTATTATGCAATCAAATTCTTCAAAGAATGATTTGTTCATCTTAAAAATCGCCTGCCAAGTTGACATTGTTACGGGAAGATCTGTATTTTTTTCTCTTCCAGAGTAAATCATATGGCAGTGTTCTTCTGGGCTCCATCCATATTCATAAAAATCCTTATGCATTTGGTGGATCAGAGAAGTAGTAGGAAAAACAATCAAAGTTTTTAGTCCTTTGTTTGTATAATATCTTGCAAGTGCATAAATGATTAAAGATTTCCCAGATGCAGTTGGAGATATGATGGTTTTTCTATTGTATTTTAAGCATTCATAAACAGCATTAATTTGGTAGTCATATGGGCTATAGTTGCATATTGCACCCATATATCCCTCTACGCCTTCTAGTGAAATTTCCTCATTAATCTCGAATGGTAGTCCATAATACTTATTTTCTTCGAATTCATAAGTATATCCATAAGACTTTATTTTTGCAATTACTTTATCGAGAAGTCCGGCATAAATTTCTCCAGTAGAAATCGAAAGTAAATGAATAGTGCCATCCCATCCAGTTGATCTGAATTGTGGCATGAATTTTGCGCTTTCCACCTGGAAAGAAAAATGTGGTTGAAGTTCATATAAAATATGAGGTTCACACTGTAGTTTAATAAAGACTTCGTTTTTCTTAGTAATTTTAATATCAGCCATATCCAGAAATATATTTTTGGTACTCTAAACTATTTTTTATCTGAAAAGATCTATTGTGGATCATTTTAAGTATGTCACTCAAAAAATCCAAGATAGAATCATAATATTCTATTTTTAGTGAAGCTTTAGAAATCTCTTCGTCTGCGTTCATGCAATTTTGAAGATGTTCTTTATCTCTTATTTTCTTTTGATAAACATCTTTGTATTCTTCTGGATCTGCTTTGCCAGTATAATATTCATATTTTTTGAGTCTTATTTTGTTTTTTTCGTCTAGTGCCTTTTTCTTTAGAAGTAGGATATTATTAAATATCTCATAATATTTTGAATGAAGTTGTGGAATTTTCAAGGACTCCATGTGCAAATTGTCTGGATCTATGTAAGAATCCTCTTTCCACATTTCTTGTATTTCATTGATATTCATAGAGTGGATTTCCTTTGTTATCAGTTATTTCATAGTAAGTATACTTGAACTTTACCTCTGCTATAAAGTATTCGGCATCAGAATCTGTCGCATCAAATAATAATGTGGTTAAATCATGGGGGAATAAATCATAAAATTTAACTTGGAAATTTGGTCTTTGGCTGCTGGTTAGTATTTGTAATGTACCATCAGAATAAAGATTTAATTCTGAATTTATATTCGTTCTTACTCTTTGATCTTGTCGTTGTAGTGTGTATATTTGATCCAATGATTCTGGATATCCTAAACCACGAATCCAGTTTTGGATTTCCATATAATTTTCTAAGCCTTCATCTACCATAAATCGTAGATTGAAATCTTCAAATTTGATTTTATCTCCTGGCTGTGGGATATCTCTTAAATATGTTGGTTGATTTGCTATCCCGAGAGTTAATGAAGGTATATTTGCAGTATTAGTAAAAAATGCTACCTTTGGAGATCTTGTGACCGTAAATTTGAATTGAGTCGGAGACAAAAAATTTCTGTTTTGTATCTGATTATCAAATGCGTTTCCAACCATTTTTTTTCTATTATTTAGTTGACTTGTCAGATTGAGATAGATATGATAAGATACCTTATGTTTGGCTGAAACTTATGGAACTCAAGGAACTTATCGAAAACAACTGGGGGAAAAATGAGTTTATGTCATTTTCATTGAATGTAGATATTAGAAATTTAATTATACAACAAACATCTTTTTTGGACAAGTACTATCAAAAAATTCCACTTAGAATTAGATCTTATGTTATTTTGAATGACATAGAAGAATATTCACTTCCAAAATGCACCTGCGGGAATCCATCTGCATTAGATCTCACTTATCCAATTAATGGATTTAGAATTTACTGTGGTCCAGAATGTTCGCGAAAAAATAAAACAGTAGAAAAACAAGCACTAGAAAAACTTAAAGATAAAAATTGGCTTTATGATCAAAGAATTGTAAAACAAAAATCGATAGAATTAATAGGGAAAGAACTTGGTACTTCTCATATTCCAGTACAAAAGTGGATCAAATATCATGAATTGGATGATATGTTTGATGGGAGAATGAGAAATACTTTGGCAAATACTATTCTTCAGGATAAAGAAAAATTAAAAGAATATTATGATTCTGGACTTACTTGCGAAGAAATTGCTGATAAATTATCTAGTTCCAAAGCCACGGTATCAAGATGGATTAATCACCATAACATAATTACCAGACCCTCAAATTCTTATCCAAGAAAAATTCGAAGAGTCAGTAAAGAAGAAAATGATTTGCTGGATTATGTTAGATCTATTTGTGATCTTGATATTGAGAGTTCAAATCGGACAATATTAAATGGCCAAGAACTAGATATTTATATTCCAGAAAAAGATATTGCATTTGAATATAACGGACTTTATTCGCATTCTTATAAGCCTTGGGAATCTAAAGAATCACTGGTCAAAGGAAAAAACTACCATTTAAACAAAACATTAAAATGTGAGCAGCAGGGAATACAACTAATTCACATCTTTAGTGACGAATGGCTACTCAAAAAAGAAATTACTCAGTCACTAGTTGGGAGTAAACTTGGATACAATAAAAAAATCTATGCGAGAAAATGCGAAGTCATAGAAATTGATACACATACAAAAAATATTTTTCTCAATCAATGTCACATGCAAGGAGAAGATAAAAGCAAAATAAAACTTGGTTTATTCAATGATGGCGAATTGATTTCTGTTATGACTTTCTGTAAGGCAAGATTTAATAAAGACTATGAATGGGAATTATCGAGATTTTGTACTAAGTTGGGATATAATGTTGTTGGGGGGTTTTCTAAATTGCTTTCTTATTTTAGGAATAATTATGTAGAATCCATTGTATCTTATGCTGATAGGAGATATTCTAATGGTGGGGTTTATGATAAAAATGGATTCAAATTGATCCATATAAATGCACCTTCTTATTACTATGTGGATAAAAATTATCTAGAAAGACATAATCGAATGAAGTTCCAGAAAAAATATATTGGTGCTTATGATTGTACTGAATACGAAAAAGCCAGAGAAATGGGGTTCAATAAGATATTTGATTGTGGTACTCTTGCTTATGGGTTGACATAAAAAAAGGAGAGGTAACCCTCTCCTTTGGTATTTTTTAATATTGGCTCAGAGTAGATTTTGTACAGCCACGCGACGGTAGTAGCGGTTGCTGTTGATCTGAAGACGACCAAGACCCTTATCAAGACCTTCGGCAAATGGATTCGCTACCATACCGTAGCGAGTCTTAAATCCGATTTTTGGCTGGAAGGTGTTCTCACCAACGGCACGAACCATTTGGAGAGGTACATAAGGACAATAGAAAAGTCCAGCGTCATAAGGAGAAGTGCCCTTATAACCTACAACATAATACTGACCGCCATTAGCACCAGGATTGGTACCACCAGAATAAGGATCGATATATACACGATACTTACCCATAAGAACACCAGCAAAAGTATTGCCGGTATCATCTACATTTAGGTTAGCATTTAGAGCTGGGGTGTAATCGAGTACTCCAGCCATGGTTAGAGCGGAAGCAACATCGGAAGAGCACATGATTACATTGCCCTTGCCACGACGAGTTCTAATTGCAATAGCGTTTGCATCGCGCTCAATCTGGAATAGTAGACCCTTGAACTTCTCGACGCTCCAACGACCGTTGGAGTCAACATCAAGGTCAAATACACCAGCGGTAGCTACATTATTAGCAGCACCTTGCTCAGCAACTTTATAGATGGTACGAATTACTTCGCGGTTGATCTCAGCAAGAATCTCAGTGGAGAGAATGTTTGCGAGTTCCGCTTCGGCATTCAAACCATGGATTGCTTTTAGATCCTGAGCAAGCTCAAGGCTGTACTCGGCTTTTAGTGCTCTGGACTTCGCTTCAACGAGAACTTTCTCAATTGAGAAAGCCATTTCGTTGAACTGACCACCAGCATCAGAACCTAGGGCTTCTGAATCGCCGGTTTTCATGCCTTGGCCAACATTGTAGCCAAGTGAAGAAGCGGTACCAACTGGATTTAGGATACCAGGATTGCTACCAGTCTGTACGCCACCAGTAGTACCAAGACCAGCTACAGCGTCGGTAGCATTGGTAGCACTATTGTTTGCGTTGGTACCAGAGAATGCGCTGTTAACTTCGTTGAAGAAGGCTTCGTCGCCACTCTGGTTATTATAACGAGAACGCATTGCGAAGATTAGACCAGTAGGGCCGGTCATTGGCTGCACACCAGCTAGGTCATAAGCGACCAGATTAGGCATAGAACGACGGATTAGGCTGATTAGAACAGGGTCAAAACCAGCTACAGGACCACCGGGAGTGGCACTACCACTGAAACCACCGCTAGCACCAGCTGCATTACCAGCATTGGTTGGGGTCTCCATTAGTACGCCACTAGAGAAGGCTTGTTCTTCTCTTAGGAATTTTTCTTGGTTTTCGAGCAAGACAGCGGTTACTGCTTTACGATGAGAATCTCTGATTGGATCAAGACCATCATAGTTGAGAAGCGGTGCCCACT